TTAAAAATAATGAGATTGAATATCTTCGTTCTGTTCCTTATGCAAGGTTTATGAAATCATAACTAAATAACTAAAAAAGTATAAATGTCTCATACTCTACAAAAAATTGAGATACTTAATCCTCTTGCAGTTGGGGAGGATTTCTGATGGCAACTTACGGAACTAAAGAGGGAAATTATTTTAGAGCGGATCCAAACGATCAGTATGGAAAAAAATTACAAAAGGTCCAATTTTCAGTCACTATTGATGATGAAAATTCAACCACACCAGGAAAAATAACAATATACAGTTCAGTTCCCAATAATCCTAGTAGCATAAAAGAAATTGGCACTATACCAAGAGGCGAATCCTTTGCGCCTACTGCTGGAGTAACTACAACCGATGAATTACAATATTTTAATCAACCAGATGTGATTAAAGGTGTCAAAAATCAAGCAAAAATAACCACAGAAAAATCTTTATATAACTTAGGTGTTACGGATTATCAACAAAGATCAACACAGGCAAATAATTTATTAGATGGTCCAGAAAAAACACCGCCACCCCCAGAAAAAGATACAAAAGCATCTAAAGATAATCAAGGAACTGCAACCTCAGAACAAGTAAGAGAAGCATTAGATGCGGCTGATTTGACTGTTTCTGGAGAAATACCAGATAGTAAAAAAATAGAAGATAACTATGGAAATTGGTATTATCCCTTTGAAATAAGTAGAAGTAAGCAAGATAGAATTATATTTACAATGAGAAGAAATATTGGAAGTGAATTTAATTTGTCACTAAAGGGCGATTTAGTTTCTAGAAAAAATCCAACACAAACGATAAACGGGTCAGTAACACTTGCTATTCAACCTTCAATTACAGATAGTAATTCAGTTGATTGGGGAGGATCGAATTTAAATCCCTTGCAAGCTCTTGCTGCTGGAACATCAATGAAATTGCAAGGAGATCAACAAATTGGTTCTTCAGCTTTACCAATAGCACAAGAGATAGCAAAAAATTTGAAGGAAGGTAAATATGGTTTTGGAGAATTTTTCAAATTATATCTAGCAGGAGAAGCGGCATCGGTTCAAAATTTACTTTCTAGAGCAACTGGCGCGGTTGTAAATCCAAACCTAGAATTACTATTTAATGGCCCACAACTCAGACCATTCAATTTTACTTTTAGATTATCACCCAGAGACGAAACGGAAGCAACTCATGTAAAAAAAATAATTCGTTTCTTTAAACAGGGAATGTCAATTAAAACCTCAGCATCGGATGTATTTTTAAAATCACCAAATTTATTTAATATAAGATACTTAGTCGATGACACTTCAACTGAACATCCATCAATTGGTAGGATTAAAACTTGTGCTTTAATTGGTTGTGATGTAGATTATACTCCAGATGGAACCTATATGACTTTTTCTGATACAAACAGAACAATGACATCATACCAGTTAAGTTTGAGATTTAGTGAAGTTGATCCTGTTTATGAAAGTGATTATTATGACTCAACAAGACCTTTAAAAGGTTACGAAATAGGTTACTAAAATGCCAAGTTACTTCCGCCAAGTTCCAGATTTTGAATACGTCAATACGACTAAAGATGGTCGTAAAATATCCGATTATACAAGAGTAAAGAACCTTTTCAAGAGAGGAAAACTTCGTGATGATATCTTTGGAGACCTTTCATTCTTCACCAAGTATCAAATCATTGGGGATGAAAGACCAGATAATGTTGCATACAAAGTTTATGATGACGAAACTCTTGATTGGTTAGTTCTAATTGCAAATAATATCGTCAATGTTCAAACAGAATGGCCACTATCACAGCAAGCATTTTATAACTTCTTAATTGATAAGTATGGTTCAGAAGAAGTTTTAGGTCAAGTGCATCACTATGAATGCACTGGAGTTAAAAATGCAGTCGGAGCAACAATCGCAAAAGCAGGATTAATAGTTCCACAAAACTTCACCGTTTCATACTTTGATTCTACATTAGGACAAACAGTAACTCAATCAAATATCACTAAAGAAGTAACTAATCTTGAATATGAAGAGAAGATTCAAAATGATAAGAGAAATATCTTTTTACTCAAACCAACCTATATTAATGTTGTTTTGAATGATATGGAACAAATTATGCCATACAAAAAAGGTAGCACTCAGTATGTGAATGCTACCTTGAAGAAAGGAGATAATATTAGATTATTCCAATAATCATTCCTCAGCGAGACGCTGGAAATAAGAGAGTGCATCGTCTTCATCTTCATCAACTTCCTTATTCACAACAGGAAGTGAAGGTGACTTAGAGCGAGCAAAGGATTCTTCCAATTCTGCAATCACACTTTCCTCTTTAGAAGGAGTTTGAACATAGGACTCATATTGATCTTCTTGTTCTTGAATTGCAGCACGAGCACTCTTCTGACCTAGAACCATTTTCAGACGTGCTTCAAGTTGTTCATAGGACTTGAATTGATCAGGAGCAGTCACAGCAGCAAGAGAATATTGCTTTTTCCATACTGCTTCCAGAGCATCATCATCATCCAGAAGAGGAGCAACACGATCAAACTCTGACTTATCATAGTTCCAATAACCGTCTTTCTTGACGATTTTCAGTTTGAAGTTAGCACCTTGCCAGAAGTCAAAAGGATTGATAGGAGTTTCATCTTCAAACTCAGGTTGCATTGCTTCCATGATCTTATCAAAGATCTTCTTACCATACTTAAACAGGAAGACACGACCTTCGTTCTGAGGATTGGTAGGATCCTTTACAACATAGATGTTGCTGTAGTAAGACAGTTTACGCTTCTGCTTACGCACAGTTTCTTTATCTGCATCATGACCACTGTTCCAGAGTTCACGATTGTGCTCAGAGACAGGATCTTTCTGACCAGTTGTAGTCAGAGAGTTTTCAATATACCAACCACCAGGACCTTGGAATGCATGAGTGTACAGTTTTGCCCAGGGAAGTTCTTCACCTTCTGGTGCAGGAAGGAAACGAATGACTGCAAAACCGTTACCAGTTTTGTCCATTTCGGGTTTCCAAAGACGCTCATCAGCACCCCCAGAAGTTGTACTCATCTTCTCTACTTCTTTTACCAGTTTCGCAGTGAGCGAACCAAGAGAAGATTGCTTTTTGAGATCGTTAAAAGACATTAGATTACCTCGTATTTGTAAGGATTTGGCTTTTGTGTACTTCGTTATTCTACAGGTCTGAACCCGTTTCGTCAATCCTTTCGCGCATTGCTTCAAGCATTTTACTCATGTTATTAAAAATAATATTCATATCAACATTTGATGGAAGACCCATCATTGATGCTGATTCAGCAATACGTTTTTTCATTTCTTGTGCTTCGGGATCATCTGATAAACTCAGACGAGTATAAAGCACTTTCTGTTTTTCTAAAAGTTGACCAAGAAGATTTACATGAAATAGTTTTTCCTCTTTAGTCATGCGAGGAAACTCAAAAACATTTTTATAAATTTGTTCTTGCATTTCTGAGATTTCAGATATCTCTGCACGAACAACTTCAGATTTAAAAAAACTCATGCATCTCCTAGAATAATTTCTTTCAGAATTTTACGATAACGAAATACATCAATATTTAGAAATGAAGAATATTTTTTTATCTTCATGCTGACGGTTTCCCACACTGGATCTTTGAGTTTCTTATCAAAGGTATTCCCGAACAGGAATATTCTATCATAGATCACCATAGTTTCTGGGCTAATATTCCCGCTCAGGAACATCTTTAAGATGGGTGGATGTCCCTTTTTGCAATCAAAAACTTCTTCAAGTTTTCTGTTTTCAAACAACTTTTCTGATTCTTCTTTGAAGATATAAGAAAGTGATTGATTTCTTTTTTTCCATTGTTCATATCTTCCTTCACCATCTCGCATCATTTCGCCAATCCAAAGCTTACTAGGATCTGTGCAAGAGATGAAATTAGATACAAAAAACTCAACTATTTCTTGGTCTGTTTTTTGTCTAGAAACTTTTTCGAACCAGAACCTGTCCTTACGTTTATAAAAAGATTGAACAGTTGCTCTGCTTTTACCACAATACTTATGGTAATCATAACTGCCTTTAGTGAAATGATTTTTTAAAGACAGATAACAACGATAGGCATCAACTGGCATCATTCAAAAAATTAATTTTGCACGGGAAGTTTTCTTTAAGAAATTAAGTTCCATCGCCTCATACTTAATCTTTTCTTTCAAAGGTTTGGAAATAAGTTTAGGAACTGATTCTACATCGATGTTATTCTTTTCACAAAAATGCACAATCGCATCGATATAATTCATCTCTTCGTTTGTTTGCACTAAAGATTCAATCTCTTGTGCAAACCGAGAAGGACAAAAGAATTTACTTTCTAGTACTTTCTCTAATTCATTCTCCATTTGACCCAGTATTGTGATGTACAAATTCTTTAATGTAACGAACTAATAATCTAATATAGTCGTCTTTGTTTCTTTTGTCAAATACTTTGACTTCACCACTAGGAGTAACCATTAGTGTGATAAGTTTTTTAACTACTTTACCAGTCAATTCATAATATGCAGCAGCATAGAATGTTTCTTGAACGAAGTAATTTTCAATCCATGCTTCTGGTTTAATTTTTTCTGATGTCTTAAAGTCAATGACAGCAAGTTCACCTTCGTATTCTGCGATGCAATCTACTCTACCTGCAAGTCCAAGATATTCTGAGTAAAGAGTTCTTTCAATTGCATGAATATTATTTATCTTATCTAGATAAGGTTTTGCATGATGGAACATGTGTTTTGTCAGGAGTTGATAATCATCCCAATTCAACTCTTTGTTTTCAAGATAGTCCTGGCACACTTGGTGGAAGTCAGTTCCTCTTGCTGTTGCTTTTTTTGTAATTCGATTTGCTTCTTCGATACCAACACGTTGGCGCCATTTTACAAAAACTTGACGATTATAAAATGAGGTAACTGAAGTGATAGAAGGCACCCAGTTACCATTAGGGAGATTATAAAGACGAATGCTTTCTGTTGTTTTACATTCTAGTTCAATATCACCTAAAAAATTATGATGAATAAATGTCATAGATTCAATTCCGTTTTTGCAATTAGATATTCCTTACAGAGACCTGAACGAACAATATCCTCAACGCCAAATTCAATAACATCAACAGAAGGCATGACATTTAGAATTCGCATAAAATCAATGATACCATTTTTTTCTGCAGTTTTTACAAGGTCAGATTGTGTGGCATCACCACAGAACATAATTTTAGAATTTTCACCAACACGAGTAATGATAGAATCAAGTTCATGGAAGTTTAGATTCTGAAATTCATCAACAATGATAATACAATTATCAAGAGTTGTACCACGAATAAAAGAAGTGCTCCAGAAACTAATTGTTCCTTGAGTTTTGAGATTACCATACAGCATCTCAAATGCAGAATCATCAGGCATCTCAAACATATACTTTACCATATTCTTATATGGAATTTGATAAAGAGATGACTTATCTTCATGGTCTCCAGGAAGAAAACCAATTTCACGAGTTGCAACCAAAGACCTTACAATATAAATCTTTTCGTAAGGTGATCTGTCATCAAGTACATCTTTCAATGCATTGTATAGAGTGATGAAGGTTTTACCTGTACCAGCAGCACCATAGGCAACGATGTTCTGATCTTTTTTATAAGATTGAAACAATATCTCTTGATTATCTGTTAGAGGTTCGATGGTCCTAATCAGATCAAGATTAATTGGTTTTTTCCTTTTCATTTGTCGATTACTCATTCCAAAAGGAACAGGATTTTGAGGAGTGTTTCTTTTTTTAGTTGGCATGGTATATCAAATTGGTTTTACAGTTGATCCAGGAGCTTTTGATGCTTTTCTTAAAACATCGTTCCAACCAGGATGAGATTTTTTAAGTTTGTCATATACCTCTCCAATCTCTCCCGATGCTGGACAGGTAGAAGGATCTGACCAATCTCTATCCCAATCAGGGTTATCTTTCTTCCATTGATCCCAATCATGAACGCTTAGAACAACTTCTTTTTGTTCTCCTGTATTTTTATTATAAACTGGATATGTTGCCAATTCTATTCTCCATAGTATGTAAGGATATTTATTCGATAGTAACAGAAGGCGCATCATTACATTCAGAGCAACCTTCACGAGTCCAACCAAGTGCTTCAGATACTGCTGGGAACTGACAGGTAAAGATGCAACGAATCAACTCTGCAATCTCCATGTGTTCTTTCTGTGTACCATGAGCAGACCGAAGATCGATATAATGGATCCATGACCTTACAGAACCGGTCATATAGAGTCGTGTAGGGGTTGCTAAGGGCAGTACAAACCTTGCACACTCCTTTGCTACTCCTGCCTCTAGGAGACGATTGTAGAGTTGCATACCACGCTCAAAATAAAGACGAATCTCCTCAGTCATCTTTAGTTTCAGATAGTCGGGAATATCATCAATACTATTCTGACGATTCTTTGTATCCTGACGACGAAGTTCTGGAAGAGGAATAGATTTACCAAGAAGAGTGCTATCAGCATAGCGTTGTGAAAATTCTTGATATGTAAATGACCTATGCCGGAGTATTTGAGCTGCGATACCACGAGTCGTATTAATCTCCACAGTCATTGAAGCTTGTTCAAAGATACTCCAGTGCTGATGCTGAATACAATACTTAAGTAGTCCAGAGAACTTTTCATTCTCTTGATTTGCAGGATTACTCACCCTAGCACAGTAAGCCATATGCTTCTCTGCATCTGGAGTAACGCTAATGAGTTTGACTTCTGGTTTCATATACTCGAACTCAATCGGGGTATCCATCATCGTCTCCATCATAAAATACTTCGTCATAATCAGAAATGTAAGGAGCTACTTCTTCGTAACTTGCTTTATATGAATCTACATCAGAATAAATTTCTGACTTCAAGCATTCTACTAAAGATTCTAGATTTCTGACAATTAACTTAAGTTTGTCTCTATCCATTTTTATAAGCTCTAACAATTCTATTATAAACAAAAAAAGAGGGGTAGTCAACCCCTCACAACGACTATTCTAGAATGCTCCTACATATCTTCTTACACGTTCCCCAGTCCTCATCACACTCAATTATACAATTATAATAGTCATTTAGTAAATCAGATTCATCTGACGCATTATCTAAACTATTATTTAAATTATTAATACTTTGTTGCCATCCAACTAATTGGTTATAAGATACAATGTTGTGCATAATGACCTCCACGCACAAGGACAATCATAAT